TGGGGCGGCCAAGAAATCTGGGAGTTTGACATCGAGTCGGTTCGTGCATCAGTCAAACACACCTACGAGAACCGCCAAATCGCCGAGAACGACTTGTCCCCCGACGGTGATACCGGTGGTGCCGTGGACTGGAATAGGCGTTCACCGGACACGTGGACCACGGCTGATGCTAGTCTAACAGACATGGTGGACGAAATTTTAGGAGAATTTGATGACAGCTAAAATCTACCGCTTCAACTACGTCACCGACGAGTACGACCTCGTAGCTATGTTTCACGACGACGGCACGGTAGAAGGCACTTCATCTATGGCGAATCGGCTCCGAACGGCTGTGGACCTCATCGAGTTACATAACGAAGACCCTGCCGACTGGGTTCAGCCCATCACCGACCGCCTTCTTACGAACTGGGACAACGGCCACTACCGCATCGGGTGGTCCTAATGGCCGATGACGTAAACCCAGACATCGAGGCGATGATAGACGCCTACGGAGAGGAGACCGTGCGTGTAGCCTTCGCGGTTGCACGCAAAATCGGCACGGATGGCTATCCGGGGATTGACTTCTCCGGGGCCGCCGAGCGTGAAATCCTTCAGTCGTACTACGGCGTGACTCGCGAGAACGTCCGCAGTGAAGTGCAGAAAAACCTGCGGATGCTCTAACATGGACGTAGAAACAGCAATCACAACTCTCGTCACCCACCTTTCAGACCGCCTTGTTGTCCCGGTGCGTGTATCGGGGATGCAAGACGAGCGCCCCGTTCCGCTGGTTCTGATTGAGGACTTCGACCTCACAGACCACACGTATCACAACTCGGCGTATGCGGGGCAAGCAGAAGACCCCAATGACGGCGAGGAAAAGCTGTACTACAGGTTCTACTACGACCTGCGGCTGGAAATCGTCGTGAAGGATTCCGATGAGGTCGGCGCGACTTCGTTGCTCGATAGTCTCCGTGGTGCGATACGGATGCTCCGCGAGAACCCACAGTCGTTCCACCCGCATCTCAACGAGATGCAACTCCGTGGTGCAGATGGCTTCGACCACCAGTTCATCGAACCGACAGAGACTGAACTGAATCAGACCATCGTGCTGAAAGCGTTCACTGAAGCCGAAGAACCGTTGGCGGGCTACGACACGATTGAGGACATCGTGAACCAAATTACCCTCACATAGATAACACATGGCAAAACAATACGGCGACACCACTGAACCCGGAATCATCACGGAGGAGACCTCGGCGAACAACATTGTTAGCTCTGGCGACGCTCCCTCTGATGTCTGTATCGTTGGACCCGCTGACCTCGCAAACGCGACTGACCCGGCGGTTCCAAACCAAGTCTACGAAATCACGCGTGACACCACGGCTGTCTCGCACTTCGGCGAGGATTCGCTTCTGACCGAAGCCATTCTCGATATGCTGACCGAAGGCTCGGTGCCCATTTACGCGGTCGCAACCGAGCAGACCGCTGTCACAGCCGAAGACCACGGCGCTGTCACCAGCACCACGGTCTCGCTGGACAACGTGCCGACCACGGAAGATGCCGCAGACTTCACGGTCACACTGGATGGCACCGAGCTTACGCCTATCCTCACCCGCGATGCGGTTGCCGACAAGGCCCCGGACGCGGATGAAGTCTACATCAACCCCGTCGATGCCGAACTCGAAGTTCCAACTTCGCCTGACGGCACAAGCGGGCTGACGGTGGACTACACGTGGAACGACTATCCCACCGCCTTCGATGCCGTCGAGACGAACATCGAGGCCGCTGAAGCCATCGACTTCCTCTCGGCGATTCAGGAGAACGCGGCGGTCCAGCAGGGCGTTCGAGACGCGTGTGAAAACCTCTCGGACGAACAGAACTACACAGTCGCGTTCGTCGCGCCCAACACAGCCCGCATTGGTAACGTCGAGGAGTACGAAAACACCTATGACACTTCGCGTGTGCAGGTAGTCTACCCAAGTCGTTTCGCGGATGGAACGAGTTCGCTGGCGGCCTACGCTGGCGTCCGTGGAAGCATCGGACTGGACCGCACGGCCATCGGTCAGCGGTTCAAGACCAACAAGGAACTCGATGTCACGCTCAACCGCGAACAGCGCGGTGCGCTCATCGAACAGCGCGTCGTCCCGCTTGAGAACCGCGTCGGTGGCGCGGAAATCAAGGACGACAAGACCAGTGTCTCGGTTGACAACGCCGAGGAAGCCCACATCGACTTCGGCTTCAAGCGACTCGTTCTCGACTACGTGTACGACACGGCACGCCAGAACGAGCGTCCGTTCATCGGGCGGCTGAACCAGCGCAAAGTCCGAAACGCACTGGAAGCGCTTATCAAGTTCCAGCTTACGGCGCTGAAAGACTCGAACCTCATCGAGTCGTACAGCATCGGCATCTTCGAGGAGTCGTCCACGAAGGCGCGACTGGAACTCTCCATCACTGCACCGGACCCACTCCGGTTCATTGAGAACGACGTAACTGTCGGGAGTTCGGCCTAAAGACTTCACACAGGAGACTTAATTCATGACTACGACTCCCACTGGCGTTGACCGAATCGAATCTGCCGCAAACATCGCACTCCAAGTTTCGCGGGGTGCCGAGCAGAAAGAAAGCGGAGATGACGTGGAGGCCGCAACGCGCGAAGTCCCCATCTCGCGGCTGGACACCACCAAGGACATCGAAATCACAGAGGTCCGTGAATCGAGCCTGAAGGCAAACGGATACAGCATCACCGCTATCTCCTACTCAGGAACGATGATGTTCAAGGGCAGTACGCTCACCCGCACCTTCAGAGGCGAAGAAGGCGGCATCAACGATGTCGTCTACGATGAGAACGGTGTTTCCGCGCCGGTCTCTATCACCATCACCCACGAGACGAACGGCGAGCCTGAAAGCTATCAGACCGTCCTCGTCACCAGCGAATCCTACCAAGTTCGCTCGGAGGAGGTCACTGAGACGGCCTTCGACTGGATTGCGATGGACCGCACGACCGACCAGCCTGAGCCTGAGCCTGAGCCTGAGTAGCATCGCTCACTAACCGCAACTCTTTCACTCACACTTTTCCCATACAATGACTGAACCTGACACCAACACCGAGACCGACGCCACAGAAGCAGAAGACGAACCGAGCGACCGCGTGAACGTGTCGAAGTTACGTGAGATGGCGCTTCGCGGTGAGCAGTATCGTGATGTCATCGAGGACTTCACGTACTACGGACTGACCGGCGACCTCTACGTGAGGCCGCTGACTGACCCGGAGTTCCTACCCATCGCGGCCATGCTGGAAGACCGGCTGGACATGGACCCAGAGGAGGCGCAGGAAGCCCTCGAAGAAGAACAGGAGCCTGACGGCACCATCAACGCCGCGCAGTTCGACCGCGAGTTCGTGGAAATCATGGCCGAGGCCGCTGTCATGGGCATCGACCGTACACAGGGCCTCGCCAAGGATGAAACCGAGGAGGGCGTCCGTGAAATCTTCGGTATCAGCGGCGCGAGCGGCCAAGAGGGCATCGGCCTTCAGGGTGGCAAGACGCTGGTCATCGCCGAGCGAGTTCTGAGCATCAGTTCGGACGCTGAGAGTGCGAAATCCTTTCGCCGAGACGGGAGCGGCGAATAGCTTTCTTGCCAACTTCGAGGACTTTGGGATGGGGTTCCAAGGCTCCGAATCCCAACTGACTATGACCCCGCTTCAGCGTCAGATTATCGACGCTGAACGCACACGCCGCGCCGAAGCTCAACAGGAGCGACGCGAAGAAATGATGGAAGGTAACGGAGGCGGCCAGCAACAGCAACCACAGCGCCAACGCAACAGCCGTGCAGGCGGCGGTGGCAACAGCAACCGACAGTCGGAGACTGTTCGCTACATCAACAAAAGCGAGAACCCCGACTACGAGTTTGACTAATGGCCGCACCAGTTACAATCAAAGTAGACCTCGATGCGACGCCTGCTCTCAATGAGTTGGCGGAACTCGAAGTCCTGATGAAGTCTATCGGTAACGACTTCCGCGAGATGGACACCGGCTCTATCTCTAACGACATTCAGGAGATGGTCGATGCGCTCGAAAAAGCCGAGAACCGCCTCGATGGCGTCAACCGGCAGATGCGAGACACGGCCCGAATCTGGAACGAGATGGACTTCAGCGAGATGCCGGACGGGTTCACATCCGATGAGGGCGGTGCAGGGGGCGGAGGTGGTTCATCCGGCGGGGCGAGAACGGGAGGAGGCTCCGATAAAGGCTCCTCCCGCGAACTCATCAGCAAGCTCGATAGCCTCTACGGCTCCCACGAAAACATCTTCCGCACCGGGGAGCAGTTAAAAATGTTCGACGGCCAGCGGCGCGCCCCGAACGGCCAGTTTATCTCAAACACACTGGACCCACTCTACGACGAGGGAAGCCACACGACTCGTGGACGCTTCGGTCAACTCATCAGCGTTCGCATGAAGCGGCTTCAGGACCAAGAGAACTGGGATGGCGACAGCACCTCTGCCGCAAATGATGACTTCAGTGCCATCAAAAGCGACCGCTCCCGGTTCCTCGAACACGTTCGCGGGATGTTGGATATAGACGACGACGGTTCAATCACGGGTGGTAAGTTTATCGACTCGCTCGATGGCAAGCTGAAGAAGCTGATGCCCACCATGCAGAAGTGGTACCAACTGCTCGCGCTGATTATCCCACTGCTCATCTCTGCCGGTGTTCAGGCACTCGGTGTCGCCGCGGCACTGGGTGGAGTCGCAGTTGCAGGCGGCGCGCTCATCGGGCTTGGCCTCATCGGCCATGCGAACGATATGGGTGCCGCGTTCGATGAAGCGGGCAATCGTGTTCGGGACTTCAAAGAGGACTTGTTCGAGGTGTTCAGCCCGACCGCACAGCAGTTCTCGTCGATTTCGGCGGAGTTCTTAGACCGAGCGCCCAATGACCTGCAAGAAGTTTCGAAGTCGATGCAGGGGCTGACCCGCTACTCTGACACATTGTTCAGAATGTGGTCGGCACTTACCGGCGGGCTGGCTGAGTTCATGAACATTCTCGTGCGGAACGAAGATGTCATCAGTCAGCTTTCGCTTCGGTTCGGCGGCCTCATCGGGTCGGGAATCTTGAAGTTCTTCGAATGGCTGATTCAGTCGGCCTACCGGAACCAAGAGATGTTGCTCGGCCTGTTGGACGCGCTTGTTAGCGTCGCTGTCACCATCTACAACCTTTCGGTGGCTGTCTCGACGGTCGTTGCCGCGTTCGCCCCGCTGTTCAAGATTCTGGTCCTCATCAGTGAGTTGATGAACAACAGTATCGTCATCAACCTCATCACGATGGTTGCCCTGCTTTACATGATTGGTAGAGCGGCAATGGTCATCTACGGGCTGTACGGTGGCTTCATGCTCCTCGCAACGGGTGTTAAGCTCGCAATCACGTGGATGACAGCATACCAAGTCTCTACGTGGGGCGCTGTCGCCGCGACACTTGCGCTCGTGGGTGTACTCGGTATGCTGACTCTCGGAACCGCGACAGTCATCGGCGGTGCAGTCACGGGCGGCGTGATGTCTGGAACTGCACCAACAGGACCATCTACCCGCGGCAACGGCGGCGGGCCTGAGTTCGGCGGTGGTGGTGGACTCGGCGGTTCTGGCGGAATGACTGTCAACAACTACAACACTTACAAACTGACCAACTACGGGCAAATGGACAAGGCTTCAGAGAACCGCTTCCGCGACGAGTTCAATCGCATGGACGGCGAGAAGTCGGCTAAGGAGCCTCCATCACCCCGCAACAACAGTGACTCCTCGACTTCAGACCGCGAGGAAGGGAACCGAAGCGGTGGTGGTAGGTAATGCCCAACGCACGATATGACACCGAAATTCCGGCGAACCCGAACGAGCCGCTACCGTTCGAGATTCTACCGGAACCAAACTTCGGGCCGCGGTCTAACATCGCGCCCGATGAAATGCTTTCGGGGCAGAGCGTGAACGCCGAGTACGACTGGGAGTTTGCGCCTGAATACTACCCCGACCGCTTTCCACAGTCAAAAGAAAAGAAGCTCGACCGCTCCGGCAAGCAGTGCAGTGGCGAAGACGTGGCTATCGAGAGCATCAAGAACCGCGAGTTTCACGTCAGCGGCGTTCTGCTGGCGCGTGAAGTCTCGGACTTCAATCAAATGCTCGACTACGACGGCGTGGTGGACCTGTATTCGCCTATCTCGCCAAGCGGCGGGATGCAGTGCTACGTCAAAAACGGTGAAATCA